ATGCGATCTTTGCGCGTCATCCCCTATGCCCCGGATATTACGCCGGACAGTCCGAGAGCCGCGCTCAGATACGATAATCTGGATGCGTTCTGTACTCATTTAAGAATGCCCCCTTTTCGGACTGCGCGGGAACCTGCGATTGCTGCCTTCTCTACGAAATTTGATGGCGCTTGCGCAGACGATCCTTGGTTCAGTATCGAAATATAAGGGAGATTGTTTTGAATGTAAATATCTTGACCGTCTCTTGCGCGGCTAATTGCCGCCTTGCCTTGAGCGATTGCGGCCGCAGCGTTTGCGCCCTCTCCTTTTCCAAGTCCATCCCCAGGGGAGTAAGCCTCAGTTTCACGAGTATTAGCAAACCCCGAGGAGACAATCCAGTTGGATCGCGCCCGTCCGGTATCTACTGGAGTAGCAAGGACGACGGCTTGGTCGATAGCTAGCGCGGCTTCCCGGACGATCCGAGCCGCATTGCGAGGGGCACGGTCGGCGAGGGATCGAATACGTCGCGAGAACCCTCCCAGACTGTTAGCCATTCCCCTTATCCCTTTTCGCTTTCGCCGAACACTCTTTCAAGTACCGGTTATCCATAGTCCTTACATGGTACATCACGTCGTCTTTTTGGTCTTCCTCTATCCCGTAGAGTTCGCACCAGTCGTGGATATCGCGCCACGGTATCGGTCCTTGTTCAAGCCCAAAGGCTCGCCCTGAATTCAATTCGAAGAACGCGCTCATGAAGAGCTGGTTCCCCATATTCAAATCCGGCGTATTGGCGAGCCGTGGTGGCAAGTCGGTCCCCTCCATCATACACTGACGGATGATTCGTTGATCAGCTGGGGACCGGTTGAGCCATGCTATTAGGACCGCTTCGAGTTTCCCGCCTCCGCCTCCCGAATATCCTCTTTATAGAGGTCAGACTTCGTGGTCTGGGCCCGAATATCGGCGAACAAGTCAGGAAGGTACTTGAACGCTTGAGCCACAGCCTCGGCGGAGAACTTCACAATTGACCCGTCTTCAGAGTGGAGACCCGGGGCCCATACCCGGTCAGCGTCTTCTTCCGGGAGGTCCTCTTCGTTTTGAATAGGATCACCCTTATCGTCAACAGCGACTTCCCAGCCCAATACAACAGAGCGAGAAAAGGCTTGGCGCAAAAGCTCTTGGCCCTTCGCTTCAGGCAAGGTCTCGGCGTCGATCTGACGCTTGTAGGGCTTAGACAGGGCGTCCAGCGTCTTCTGCCAATTAATATTTGCTCCCCCAGCTCGGGCGCACTTGAGACGGAAAAGTCCGTAGTCAAGCGTGATGCCTGACTTTTCCAGGTTGGCGTTGGTTTTGAATTGTTTGTACATCGCGGGGCTCCTCAGCTATGCGATTGAAGGGAAGGAGAGGCGACCGGTCGCCTCTCCAGGGTCGTTAAATATCGGCTGCGTCGGGAAGATACTGAAAGAAGTTTAGACTCAGCGTATGGTCCATATCAGTCGAGATTGAAGAGGCAGTCGCCGCATCGAGAGTAAGCGGAATTTTGATTGCAGCATCTTGCTCCACGTTAGGTCTCCCGTCGCCCAGGCTCAACAGAGGTATGTCGATAACAACACCGGCGTTCTCTTTAACCATAATGGCGTCCAAGGTAACGTCCGCGTTGTTGCGAACCGCAGAGACTGCGGCCACGTCCGAGAAGAAGGCGGTGATGTTACCGCTGACGGTAAACGTACCTGCGGTTACGTCAAATGAGCCGAGAACGCCGATAGCTTTTTCTTGGGTCAGATTGTTGTTAACCTCAAGGCTAAACTCTTCAACAAAGGCGAAGAGCGCCACCGGAGCTTCGTCTGTATCGGATACTGTGGAGAGCTTGATCCGGGAGACGTCCGATGAGGTATTGAAGGCGCTCTCGCTGGCCAGAGTGGGCCGAGTACCTGACTTCACTCCAGTCGCCCCAGTGCGCTGTTCAGCGTCCAGGGATAGGAAAGAAAGTTCGGCGGTAAGTAGGGAGGCCGTAGAGAAGTCAACGCTCAGGGTATTACCTACAGAGCCGGTTAAATATTCAGACTGAATTTGAGACAGGAATGAGTCGTCAGGGGCACCCAAGGTACGCTCAAACTGGTAAGACGTTCGGACAATGTCAGCACCAGTCTTGTTTCTGTGGGATCGTCCAACGAAGAGACGGACAGTCAGACCAGTTCCGGTCTCCGTTACCATCGCCGCGACCGACTTGTCGATTGTGATTGCGTTCGCCGTTACCGAGCGGATACGCTTCCAACCGTTGTTAGCAGCCGTTGCGAACTGGTCAGCAGCAAGGTCGCCGCCTACATGGAACCAGTCTCCAGCAGATAGATTGAGGGTCGTGAAGTCCAAGGTCGAGGACGTAATGATCGGAAGCGAACCGGAGGCGTCAACGTCGAGGTCGGCAGAGCCCGCTTGGACACCTACCTTTTCGAGGGTCGCAGTAGCTGGCGGCGTTTCGTCAACAATAGTTTCAACCACTGAGATGTTAGTGTCTGCGGTCAAGCCGTCGATCTCTTTCAGGCCATTGTTCGCTGAATTTGTGAAGCCTTTGGCAAAGATAAGATCGCCAACCGCGAAGACGTCAAGGCTGTCTGCTGCGTCGTACTCGTCAGCAGTACCATCAACGTTGGTCACTTCACCTGACCCGCCGAATTGTACGGCTAGATCAGCAGCAGAGAACATGAAGGATGGCAGCAACTCTTGGAAGTTGCTTTGGGTCATATCCTGGGCCCACGAACCAGAGGCAGTGAGGTCTACAATAGAGCCTTTCTTCCGCTGGCGAGAGGGGTTGATCGGGTTACGGGCGAGAGCCGTTAACTCCCCACCGAAGTCGTTGAACGAGTTAGGCTCAAGTTCGAGCCAGATCGGAGAGCCCGCAAGGGTCCCAATAGAAACCTCCACCGAGTAGCGGAGACCCACCACGTTGGAGTCAATTTTATTTACCGCAGCCATAGTGACAGCCTCCTTGGTTTCATTTCACTTCGTCGTATTCAAACGCGACGGCGATATTGGTCTGACGGAAACCCCCGCTTTGACCTACGGGTGTTGGGCCAGAGATAGTTCTGAACCAAATTCCGCCGAGCCGAACGCCCTCAAAAGCATCCGCCACAATCTTAGCGAGATTGGTTGGGGACGTCGAGCCCCCAGATAGCGGCGTGAAGAGCTGAATGGACAACAATCCGTCGCGTCGGAATTTCTTATTGGAAGTGCCGAAGCCTGACTGGTTCCCGCTGATAATATCGTACTCAACCCGCATCCAGTTAGCAGCCGAAGGCGGNTTGAACTTACGATCAGGCCAGGCAACCCGGGATATCGTCTCCCCTGAGCCNACCCAAGCGTCGCGTAGCGCAGCAAATATCAGGTCCTGCGCTTCTTTGTAGGTATAGCTCATAGGCCGATCCCNACAAAATACAATATCTTTTGTGCACCGTCCGGAGCGAGTTCTCTCNTGAACACGATACCGTGGTCGTCGCCCTGGTACTCNACGTGAGTGAAGTTCTTTGGCTCAACAGTTCCGTCTCCGGGAGCCACGATCAAAACGACCGTCGTCCTCTGGATAAGGTCGTCGGATAGGGTCTCAAGCCCAAGGCGGTTAGCCGAGGAGGGCTCGACGGCCACTGCGTGTAGCTCTCCTGTAGTTGGGGCGTCGCCCGCCTCCCAAGGCTTATTCGCGTCAGCCGGAGTGCCGTCCGATCCCTTGAAGGTGAACGCGGCTCCCTTCGCTTCCACTAGTCGGTTGGCGAGGGCTATCTGTCTGGTGTAGTCGGCCATTAGCGGTAGACCCCGCCGTTGCCTCCGCCCGTTATGAGATCACTCATTAAACGGTCGGCCATGGGGTAGGGCTTGATCAGTTGGCCTAACAGAGCGCCATCCGCATAGACGGTCTCTTCTTCGAGTGGGCCGAGCTTCTCTTTCTTTCGGGTGACGACCTTCCCGGTCGAGTCAATGCTCGGGTCAGGCAGGAGCGCCGCTGCGATGGCGCGGTTAGCGTATTCGGCGATGGCCTCTTTCAAGGCGGTAGGGATACCGAGGATCGGAACCCCGTCCCGGCTGTAGGCGTTTACGCGCGGGAAGCTCAGCGCCTGTTCGCCTTCCAGAGTTCCACTAGTCAGGGTAGACGTAGCTGGGACAATATCAGCAGCGGTCGAAGAGATCGCGATCTCGTTTCCGTCTTCTCCCGCAGTAATGGCCGTCAAGCGGACGTCCTCCGTCGAAGAGAGAACCTCGGCAGTGACTTGGGTATTTGCTACTGTCCCGGTCCCGTAGGCCGTGCCCGATCCGGAACCGGCGTTGATAGCAGCAACAATATTTGAGGCTGTGGTTGCCTTGTCTGCTCCGATATCAATATCGTAAGCCGTCGCCGGGGCGTCTTTGAAGGTGTAGACCTGAGACCCTATAGTCAAGGTCTCGTCCTCGACCGGGATTGCTTCCACGCTGATAAAGATACTGGCCGGGATATCGACGGAGACGAAAGCTTTGGAGCCTTTGAAGCGTCCGTTGTTCCGTCTCTCGGCGTAGTCAGTCGCGGCTATGATAGCCGCTTTCCGAACGACGAGAGACGCCGCAGACCAAGCTGTTGCGTCGTTCCGTTGGGTTAAATAGTCCCGAACAAATGCTGTGTTGACGTACCCGTTGGCGTTGTATAGACCGGTTCCGTCCTCAACTACCAGCGTCATGGGTAGGCTCCCCGTCCTCGGTGTGTCTGATGTACAATAACCCGGGAGCCGTAGCACTCAGCGTTCAC